CTTTCCAAACATTGTCTTCATACCCTTTTTCTTATATCCTTTCCAACACTTTTCATCAAGATTAGCAGCAACTTTAGCAACTTGTTTAGATTGCTTTGCGTGCATCTTAGAAGCACCTACTAACTGCTTTGAGATCTCTTTCAGTTTATCTTGTTCAGATTTTGCTTCATCAAGCATATCACTTCCAAGACCTTGAGATTGCTGAAGTGGTTCGTTAGAAATCAAATCTACTGATTCTACTTCAGTTGCATGGAAATCATCTCTCCAGTTGGAGAACTCATAATCTTCTTTCTGCATCCTATTTTTAATTGCGTCAACACCTTTTAATACAAGGGGGGCTAGTACAGAACCAGCAGCAATTGCTGCACCTATTTTTCCACCACGACCACGAGGACGAACCTTACCACCCATACCACGAGAACCTGGTGGTTTGAATTTAGAATCTAACTTGAAGTCTGGAGTTACTCCAACTCCTGGTCTATATCTACCTTGACCAGAAGCGGCACGTTTCGCTGCTTCAGTTCTACCTTGAACATCTGCTCTAGTAACAGTTTGTCTTCTCTGATAGGTTACGCGATCACTGCCACCTTTTGTATAAGTTTCGCGATAAGATGGATTTGGATTTGGGATATTTGGGAGTTTTACTCCAGTTTCTTGAGATTTCCTCATTCCTGCTAAAGTAGATCTAATCTTTTCTTCAGCACCTTTATTTGCTTTGATAAGATCCTCAATCTGAGAAGTACTCATTCCTTTGAGTTTATCCTCAAGACCTTCTAGAAGCACATCTTCTCTCCAGTTAGAGATCTCATAACTTTCTTTTTTGGTCTTGTTACCCCAGTTTTTAGCACCAACTTTACGACACTTAACTAGAGCACCTGATGCATATGCACTTGGCCAGACAGAATAACGAGACTTGACTTTGTGATAGCAAGCATCTTTCTTACCTTCATCAACCATTTCACCTTCTGGTTCATAATGTGCTTTATCTAATTTAATTCCTGGTTTCAGATTCTGTAATCTCTGCAGTCTTTCTCTTTCAAGATCCTGGTCAGTCTTCAAACCTCCATTGCCACCCATCTTAATCATATCCCTAGAACTTCTACCCCCAGCATCGCGTCGTTCAGCGATAACTTCTTCTTTAACGCCTCTTGCCTTGTTGATGGCATCTTGCATTTTTTGATTTCTAGATTTAACCTTCTCACCAACTTCTCTTGCTTTGTCCATAAGTTTCAATCCAGCAAGTCCTGTACCTATTGCTAAACCTGCACGAATGACATTTGCAGCACCTTCATCAATAGATTTTGATTCTTCTCTCCAGTTTGAATAAGATTCTGTTTTCACGTTGATTGCCTTCCCTTTTCTATTTGGATTTGGATCTTGACGTTGCTTTCTATTAAATGCCTTTTTCTCTTCCTTATCATCTAAATTTGCAGCCATTTTGCTGGATCCACACTTGGGTTTGGTTTTTTGCCCTGGTTGTTTGGCGCAGGGTTTTCCAGCGTATTTTCCACCCAATTGAACCCAACCAGGTTTGCCATCACTAGACTTACTCTTACCAAACCAGTCACGCAAAGAAGAATCGCCACTTTTTGATTCATCAATTTTATCTGCGTAACCAGCAGCGGCATCAGTGTCGTGTGCAGTGTCAGTAATCTTTGCTTGCATCCAAGCAGGAATATCTTTTTCTTTTTTACCTAATGCCTTTCTCAACTTTGCAATATTTGCTGCTGATTTTTTCAATTGAGATTGTGCCATAGCGACCTCATGATCACCATTTTTTCCTTCGCTTACTTTTTCTTTACCCCTACAATGGGATTTTTGAGAAAATCCTTTTGGATTATCGCAATCGATGGATTTTTTGTACTTTGCACTCCATGCTTCAGAGACTCCACCTCCGCCGCCTTCACCACCTCCATCAGAAGAGGAGCCATTCCCGTTGCCATTGCCATTTGAGTGATTTCCATTCCCATTACCATTCTTTTTTTTACCTTCAGTTTCCTTTTCATCCTGATGTTCATTATCCCGCATTAAATATCCCGTAGACATTACGTGATAACCTCTAGGAATTTTCTTGCATTTTTTAGAGGTATTACAATAGTAATAACCCTTTTTACAGGACTTTGCCATTATTTGGTGGGAGTGTCATTATTATTTAGAAAACCTTGTTTCAATAGTTTTGACAGTTCTGATGTAGACCCAACAAACAGTGCATTATTTGTAACATTGTTAGGACCTTTCTGTACCGAATCTTCCTCCAGATCTTTCACCTTCTTTTGTAAATCTGCCAACTTATCGGTAGTATCGGCAACACTTTTAATAAGTTGCCCAGCAACTTCATATGCTCTAGGACTAGCACTTTCACCTGCCAGTTCCATTATTCCATTTATTGCTTCTTGCCCCTTTTCTATCAAAGAGTACAAGTTTGCACGAGTATATTCATAATCTCTTGTGATATCATTTTTATCCTGTTTTAATATAGCAGGTTTTATTGGTTTTGATTCAACAATGCTACTTTCAATATCAAGTGCATTATCAATGGACTCATAACTATCTTTCATGATTATTAAATATCAGTTTGTCTAGAAGGAGAGTAATCTTTACTATCTGATAAGAACTGTATGTCCTCATCAAATCCAAAATTATCTCCGGGTTGTAGTAGTGCATGATCTACTGCATCAATAACACCATCATTATTTCTATCTATTTTAGAAGTTGGTGTAACTGTGTATCTAACTTCTCTCTTCGCTGTCTTGGTATTTGTATCAGCATACATATCAACCTGTACCTTGCGGATAAGTCCATCACTAGTATCTGCAATTGGACCGAACAGATATGTTTTTGCTGTAAACTGAAGTGTGTGAATTAATGCTCTTCTAGTATCAAATGAACCTTCATAATCATCTTGAAATCCAATTGATTCTAGGATAATTGGAATATCTCTTTTCTCTCCAATAGAATCAACCAAATCTACTGTAAGATTAAAGTGTGGTTGAAAGTATGGAAGTATTTGCTCAACAATTTGTAGAGAATCATCATTTAATTTTGAAAGAATATTTAATTCAAATCCAATGTTGTATGGAACAGGCATAAAAACTTTCTTTACCTTGCTCCCATCTTCACAAGTTTTGAATGTTTGTACTAAACTTGACTTTCTTGTAGAATCATATTGAATGGATGTCATTTCAAATGACATTCTTGGCATATTGATCTGAACTGCCTTATTCAGATCTGGTTGTTGAGTGATCTTTGCTAAGAACTTTTGTATTGGTCCGTAAGCAAGAGGAACTTTTATATCGCTTATACTATTTCCTGTTGAGTCTGAATGACGAACGTGAATATCATTGAATAATGTTCCAAACGATATAATCGTTTTTCTCATTATTTCATGATAATAATAATTTCCTAGCATTAATATGTACCAAATGGATTTGATTCGCTGAAGTCTAAGAGATCATCTCCGAGGGTTTCAAACTCATCGTTTTCTGTGTATTTATCATAAACATCGTCCTGTGCATAAGTTGATACGGGATAGGACGCTCCAGATGTTTTTCCAATAATGTTTTCACCAGTGAAGAATCCTGGTTGAGTTGCTGCAATACCAACGTTAGAAATTTTAAGAACCTTAGTATCATTATCCCATTCTTTAACTCTTGCCTCAAGTTGGGATCTTGATCCAATAATAGTTTCATTAAACAGATAATTACCAAGACCAGTTAATGTTTCGGGATCTGAAATAGTAACTGTTGGTGCAGATACATATCCTCTTCCTGGATCTTGAATGTAAATTGATTTGACAACAGTGTCTCCAGCAGTATCCTTTCCAAGAGATGTAATACCAGTAGCGGTAGTTGAAATTCCACTAGCAGTTGGTGCCTGAATTGTAACATTAGGAACCGTACTATAACCAACGCCATTGTCAGTCACTACAAATCTTATGACACCTTGACCTGTCGTTTCAATTGAACAAGTTGCAGCGGCACCAGTTCCACCACCACCAGTAAAGGTAATCGTTGGTGCTGCTGTATATCCAGCACCAGCATTTGTCAAGAGTAACTTTTCAATAGAAGTTACACCACCACTCGTTGTTAAGAATCCAACTGCTGTTGCATTATCACCGACTTGTCCAGTAGGTGAACTTGTGATGCCAATTATTGGTACGGAAGTATATCCACTACCATCATTGTCTAGGAAAATTTCTCTAATATATCCACTATTTACTGTTCCCTGAATAATTGCAGATGCAACTGCAGTTCTACCAACACCAACAAGTTGAAGAGTTGTAATGTATCCTTCGTCCTGAATTTGAACATCAATTTCAGGAATTGTAGTGTCAATTACTTCATCTTCATATTCAAAGAGTTCACACTTGAGTTGATAAACATAGTTCTTTCCTAATTGAAAGAATGGATCTTCATGCTCAACAAACTTGACTTCAAAAATTCTTTGACCTAATGGAAAATAAACAAGATCTCCTTCTCTAGGTCTTGTGGGTGTTGGCATAATGGAATCATCAGTTCCATCATCCTGACCTGCCATAAATGGTGCAATGAAATCTTCAAATCTCTCTTTTGAAATAGTTACAATTAGTTCGTCTCTTACACTGACACCAAATTTTGTTAAAATATCACCAGCGCCACCATATCCATCAAAAGTATTTACATATGCCTCAATTGCAAAATTATCATCAAATGCGGATGACTGAACTTCTTCGATAATAGTTTTTCTATTTACATATTTTCTAGGAATATATGTAACTTCAATACCATGAAATCTAAGGTGCTCGTTCACCAGATCTTGGACCAATCTTTGTTCAGATGCGGTCCCTTGTAGGAAAAAAGGATTAAGTGCCATTATCCAATAAGGTCTAGAGGTGGAAGTTCATATTCCATTGACATACGAGATTTGATCTCTGACAATTCTTGGTCTGCTTGCTGTAAAATTTCACCACCGTTCAATTCAATACCACCGGGAAGTTTTACACCTCTAAACTTACTGAGATTTCTTCCCCATTGACGCTTAATCAATGCTGTTAGATATCTTTTTACAAAACTATCATTATAAATTTGAATGAAAGATTCTGGATCAAGTGCTCTATAGCACTCAATTACAATAAAATTGCCTGCAGTTTGTGCTCCCCAATCAATATCCAAATATAATCTATCTTGTCTTTTATTAAACCTAACTTGCTTATCTGTTGTCAATAAATAATCAATATCTTCAAGATATGATTTGACCATGGAATATTGTAATAGTTCAAGTGAACTGAAATGGTAAAGATCATTCAAAAATAATTGATATTTGATACTAAACATCCCACCAGAGATTGAACTAGTATCAAATTTAAAAAGTCTTTCTACTCCAATTACAGAATCTGGAACTTGTATGAAATTTGAATTTTCATAGAAGTTGAAAGTAGTAGCAGCAATTCCAGTAGAAGTTGCTGTAGTGGTTACAATACCAACTCCAGTTTTACCGTCTACTTCATTTCCGCCAGCAACAGTTACTCCTTGCCCACGGTCAATATCATCTTGAGAAATTTCATATTTGAGATACATTTTCTCAACACCGTCATAATGACGCTCATTAAAGTATTGAATGGTATCATCAACCAGATCATCAATTTGGTCATCGTCCACATTGATTTCCAACACTGGAGCACCAAGTTGACGCAAACAGTAATCTATAAGTCCTTGCCTAGTTGATGGTTTTGCCATATTAACCTTCTAATTTTGCCTTAAGGTCAGCGTTTTCTTCTAACAGAGCATCTAATTGTTCCTGAAAATCTTGAGACAGAGTTGCTAACTTTGCCTCAAGAAGAACGTTTTGATTTGATACTGCTGCTAATTTAGAATTGTATATTTTAATGAGAACATTAACATCCACTTCACTTTGATTTTCCATTAGTTACCTCAGAACGTGCCCCCGTCAAGTGTTGAAGTCCAGTGGGGCTTATTAGTATATATTACACTAACATTATCTGGTTTTGCACCAAGACTTACAGTAGCACCATTGCCAGTAGTACCATTTTCTCTTCTCAAATTATTTGATGTATTGAATGTACCTTCAACACCAATCAAATCGACCGAGGGACCGTTATTAACTAATGATTCAACAATACCATATGCATTTGTAACATCTTGAACAACAAGATCTCCAACAGCAACGGTAATATTTCCATTAAGAGTAAGAGTATTTTTCGTGATTGCAGTTAAAACTTGCTTAGAAGTAATTACTGGAGATGCAGGTGCATTTGTTGATCTCTGTAAACCAGTGCTATCAAAGAATGCAACACCACCAGTGGCATAATCACCAGACTGATAATAGATACCCTTGATATCAAGGAATCCTTTAGTGCCTGCTACAACAGAATTTGAGATGCTAGCATCAGGAACATAAACCCATCTTCTGCTATCATTAGCATGAGTTCCGTGGTTATCGGCACCTGCAGTGCTTGTGGCGATGGAACTATCTTCCATACCAAAGAAACCAGTCTTGTTATCTGATAAACCAGAACCGATATTAAACGCGAAAGAAATACCTCTGTCGGTATTACTATCATATGCGTGAGTAATTGTAAGTTGTGAAGTTGTGGTAATACCACTAGTAATTATGTTACTATCAACAGTAACAATTTTTGTGCCAGTATTTACGGCAGTAACTGTTGAAATACCAGTAGCAGAAAGAGATGCACTTCCACTCAGAACATCACCAGGATTAATTCCAACAACAGAATCAAAAGTAATTGTAGCAATACCAACAGCAACGGGTTGCATTACTGTTCTTGAACTTGTTACATCACCAACATGTAAAATTGGATCATTTACAGTTTTTTGTGTGGAATTGACCTGTGTGGTCATACCATCAATCTGAAGGTTACCCTTAATAATTACAGTTCCCTCATTACTGAGACCATCGGGATATGGATCAATATAGAGAGTATCATTACTACCTGGGGTTGTAGAAATGACATTATCTTCAATTCTTATGTCACCGAAGAAGGATTGTCCACTTATTGTGACTGATGTATTGAAATCCCAAGGAGCACCAGTTACTTGAACAGAATTTGTACCATTTTCATCATATTCAATTCGCGAATCCTTATCATTACCAAGTGCTAGATATGTGTCATCTGGTATTACAATTTCACCTGTTCCATTTGGATCAAGAATAATATCACCATCTGTATCAGTTGATGATAATGTATTTGTGTCAAGTCTTAAATTATCTACGTTCCACTGATCAACCTTAAGGGATTCTGCACCACCCAAACCAGTATTAGGTAAAGGAGACATTAAAGCAGCAACACCTTTATCAAGGTTTCTGGTATTAGTTGCTGCAATGTTTGCCACAGTTCCAGGAACGTGGTCCATCATTGCAGTATAATAACGTCCACCAATAGTTAAGACGTTTGTACCATCATCACCAATGAATACTCTATCTTTATTTTGATAGGCAGAATTGGTAGCACTACCAATACCTGTTGTATACCCTAATTCACCCCAATTAAGTAGTGATGGTTTATCAGTGCCCGAGGATCTTTTGATCCTGATAATACTTGCCATGTCAGAAATTTCCTCCGTTGATGTCTAAATTCTGTGTTGCACCTGGTGTCAATTCTAAAGTAGCAACCCATTTCTTTGTGCTACTGTTATAAACAAGAACCATGCCATTTTGCAAATTTGTGGCACTGACATCACTTAGCTCTGCCAAAGAGAGACCTTGAGCACCAGCAAGAGAAGATATAACTTTTACTGCTGGTTGTTGACCTACTCTGACTTTGATTTCAGCCATTTATATACAACTCAGGATGTAAATATATTTATATTCCTTCAAGTCCCAATCTTGAAACCACTTCCTGTTGCTTCAGATAAAGTTTTGCATACGATTTTGCAATATCTTTTAGAGTCTCTTTATCATCACAAGAGTCTATTTCTTTAGCAATCTTTGCATATTGAAAACTCTTTGATAGATTTTCAAGTGTAATTTGGTCAGGATCCATTTGTAAGTTGCCTCAAAAGTAGTTTAATTTCTTCAATGTCACTTTTAATTGTATCAAGTTCTTCTCGTTCTGTTTGTCTTCGTTGTTTCATCCTCATATATTGAGAATAACCGGTACTATCCGTATTGAGGATAGCACCAGTGCCTTTGTCTCTAAAAAGGTTGGTTTCACCTTCTACTTTAATTAAATCTTCATCTTCCATTATGCTAGTGCAATTGCTCTAAAATCTTTGAGTTTAACTGGTGTTGATTCGTTAGTGGATGATAATACAACCTTAATTGCAAATCCATTAAACTGGTCAAGACTATTAGCAGTGAATTGATATTCAGAGAATCCTATAGTATCGTTTGCTGGTACGAAAGCATCCGCTCTTCCAGTATTTCTTTCTGGATCAATAATGCGATCTCCAAATCCATCACCATCAGTATCTCGCAGATTATCATAACCTGGGAATGATACAAACTTTTGATCAATTTCGGTAGAATCTGCTTTGAAAAGTTGATAGAAGACTCTAAAATCAGCGCCTTCTTGTCTTTGAGCAGCAATAATAACTTTCAAACTTGTTGCAGGTTGTGCCAAAGAAATTTGCTTTGTTACAAATACTGCACCATGTGGATCACTCTCTATTGAATTTGATCTAGCATCATCAACAAAATTGGTAATAGGTGTATTTGTTTTATTTCTACCAATAACAAAAGTTGAATTCTGTAAATCCATTACTGGAGAAAGATCTTTATTCTCACTAGTAAAATTAACTCTCATAGTGAGAGATTTATTACGTGGGAGAGTACTCAATCTTGCAAGTTCATTTGTTCTAGATGCAACCATTCTAGGTGTATTGAAGTTAATCGTCTTATTCAAAGTGACTGGTTCAAAACCTTGATCAACAAATGAAATTTCATTTCCACCAGAACTTGTTCCTGAGATAGTTCTGATTTGAGAACTTGATGCAGTTCCTTTACCTGGTGTGATGATATTAAATTGTGGTTCAAGACT